AATTTTCTTTAAATAAAAGAAATAATTTATCTTTTATTTTAGCTGATATCCTTTATAGCCTTATTTCTCCTAGAGGATTAGGCTTTGATTACACAAAGGCCGACAAGCAAACCTTGAAGGCCTTTTTTACTTTTTTTGAAAAAGCTACTTCCTTTGTTAAAAAGGAAGAGGAGGGAGTGTTATACCGTATATCTTTTTCCATAGAAGATTTGTCTCATATTCTTTTATCTTCCCAAGATTTTTTCAATTATGATTTACCGGAAGCTAAACGTAATGCTCTAAGGGAAACCTATTTTGCTATAAAAAAAGATATTGAAAATTTTCAACAAAAAAATCCTCTTCCTTGTTCTTTTAAAGAGTCTCCCTGTTTTTTATCTAAAAATTTCGAAGAAACTTATCGGGGAGTATTTTTTCAAGAAAAACGTTTTTATTTTGAATTTTTTATTTCTCCTAAAATTTGCGAGAAAATTAGCTCATTATCTTATTCGGTAATGAGGGAAGCAGATCTTTGGAATATTCTTAGTTTTTGGCAAAAGTCCTGCTTTTTTAAAAAACTTAAAGCATATTCTCCTCTTTGTCAAATATTAGATAATATCAAAGGGAGTAAACCTACTTGCTTGAATGAAGATAACCTTTGTCTTTCTGATTTAGGAGAAATTTACTATATTCCTAGTAAGGTTAATAAAGTAGATTGGTACGATAATGAGTTTCGAGTTTCCAGTCCTTTAGGTTTTACTAAATTTACTTTTAATGATGATATTAGTGATCGAATTATTTTAACTGATTGGAAAAACAATATTCTTTCCTATACTCAAGGTCAGGGAGATCTTGAGATTTTAGATCTTTCTAATTTTCGTAAATTAACCCCTGCTCACGTTAAAAACATATTTGAAAGAGTTGAAGTTAATCCTGATTTTTTACTTTCTTTAGATCTTTTTATAAAAAATGTATGTCCTGATGCTTTTAATATAGATATAGATTACGAGGAAGTTTTTGGATGGGCTTGCTTAGGGGATAAAAAAGAAAAGCTTTTTAACCATTTTAAACTTCTTCGACAAAATAAAAATGACTATGGTCATGGTTTTGTTGAAGACGCTATGTTTTGTATTGAAGTATATACTCCAAGTCTTAAAGAAAGGTTTTGGAAATTTGGAAAGGTTTTTTCTTTAAAAGAGATAAATGAAGCTAATCCTTTGCTTAAATATTACTTCCCTATTTTTAGAAAGTTTATTAAGATAATAGAAGAAGATTATACTCGATTAGAGATTAGTTATTATATTCCTAGAGTATTGAGAATGTATGGACTCATTAAAGCCTTAGTAAAATACAATTCTCTTTCCTCTAATTTAAATGAATTGGTCGAGCAAGAACGAAAACATGCTCTTAATCAAAATATAGAAAAAGATTGGGAGGTTCCTTCTATTCCTTTGATTAGTGATTCTATCGGGTTATTACCGCATCAAAGGAAAATTCTTAATATTATGAAAGAAAATCCTAAATATGCTATTTTTCCGGTTAGTGCAGGGGGAGGCAAATCTTTGTTGGCTATTTTGGATATTCTTACTAATCTTAAACAGAATAAATCTTTTCCTTATCTTATTATATGCCCTACTCACTTGGTAGGTCAATATGTAAGAGAAGTAGTTTATTTTACTCATGGTAAATTAAACGTAATTCCCCTAACGACTTCTGTTGTGCAAACTCAAGAGTTAGATCGCTTAAGAGATGTTATTTCGCAAGCTCCTATTAATACGGTAGTTATAGCTTCTTATGACGTTTTAAAATACCGAGCGCAGGTTTGTGGTTATGGTAATTATGAAATCAATATTTTTCCAATTCAAGAATTTTTAAAATCTTTTTCTTTTCAATATTGCCTTTTAGATGAATCCCAAACTATTAAAAACTTTACTTCCCTCCGATCAAAAGCTGTGAGAGGTTTAGTAACTTCGATACCAAAAGTTCGTTTAGCTTCCGGTACTATGGCTCATAATACCATCGCAGATTTAGTTTCTCAAATAGGTATTTTAGATCCTTCGATTTTTGGAAGTTTAAAAGATTTTACCAGTATTTATCAACTACCTAAAGGTGGATGGAAAACTGGAACGGAAGCTTTGGTAATGAAATCTATTAGTCACAATATAGTGGTTGGAAAAGCTTTACGTAAAGAATGGGCAGCTTTATTACCTCCAAAATATGAAAAAATTCATGTAGTTTCTTTAACTGAAAAACAACAGGAATTATATCGGGTTTTGTTAGGAGAGGTTTTAGAAGAAATTCAAAATAATAAAGCTTTGATGCAAAAACTTCGTCAGTATAAAGAATCCACTGAGGAAAATCTTTCAGAGGTGGAAGAAAGTGGGGATGAAGATGCTTTAGCCTCTATGTTGGCTGTTTATTTGCAAAAACTTGAAATTTTTACGGCAGCTCCTTACGAAACTAATATTGGAAAAATATTGGAAGGAGAGGATCGCGTTTCTCCTAAGGTTAGAAAAGTTCTTGATATTGTTAAAGATCATATTGAGGAAGACATTCCGGGGAAAATAATTATTTATTGTCAAAATATTGCCGTAGCTGAAGCAATTTATAAAGCCTCAAAATTACCTGAATATAATTTGCAAGAAAGTGGTATTTTATATAAAGCTGCAGAAAAGTATATTCATATAGATAAATTTGAAAAAGAAGATTCTAAAAAATGGATGGTTGGAGTAGAAACCTCTATGAATACTGGTTTGAATCTTCAAATGGCTTCTCGTTTAATTCGTATTCAATATACATGGACTCCCGGTTCTTTAGAGCAGGGTAATTCGCGTATTAATCGTCCTCAGCTTAAAAAATCAGAGGAACGCGCTAATATATATTTTGATTGGATTGTAGCTTCTCGTACCGTTGATATTTGTAAAATGGCTCGTTTAGTAGCTAAGGTTATAAGTGTTAGTAAATTCGATAATTCTCATAATCAAGATTATTTGAATTTGCCCAACCTTGCTCCTATTCCCATGACTTTAGAATATATTCGCAAAGAAATGGAACAGGAATATTTGACTCCTTATATGGAAGCTTATAATAGTTACAATAAACTAATTAATCGAGAATATAAAGAATATAAGGAAAAACATTCTAGTGAGTTGGATGAATTTGGGAATATAAAACTTACTCCTGTACCAGTAGATAATAATAGTCTAAATTGTTTTTATATAGAAACTCCCTTTGTAGAAAATATGGATATTTACAAAGCAGAGGAATTACGTTTAGTAAGAGCAGATGAAGAAGAAAACCTTTTAGAAAGTCAGGCGGTTTATACTGAGTTTGGATGTGGTCTTATTAAGAAAATAAATAAGGGCGGTATTCAGGTGGATTTAGGGTTTAAGACAATGTCCTTTTCACCTAATAAAATCTTCACATGCCATACTACCAATACTTCATTTTTGAGAAAGGAAATTGAAAAGAGAATAGGATTACCTTATAAACCAATTTTGCGAAAGAGAAAGATAACAGAGAAAAAGATTAGTTCCTTCGTCTTAAAACCTTTTATTTTCAATAATTATTTCTTTTTAGAATATCCTTGCTCGGGTTACTATGAAAATAAAATGATTTTGCAAAATTTAGGGTTTACTTATTTGGATGTAGGATATGTATGTCCTTTTAATACTCAAAATATTAAAACTTTAATGGCAGAATTAAAGACTCCTTTGTATCAGGAAATTTTCAATGTAGAGAATATTCGTAAGCTATTGCCTTCATGGAGAACTCTTTATAAGATTTCTAAAGAATCTTTTTCTCAAAAGACCATTGATAGTATTCAAAAATATCCTTATTTTAAAGAAAGTAAGAAATTAGATATTCAGGTTGTTCTCATTAATAAGAAATATTACTTTCAAATAATTCCGCAAGGGATTAATAAAAAGTTTTTAAAAACCACTACTTTGCCTTTTAAGCCAGCTATTAAGCTTTTGATTAAAAATTTTGAGAAGGTAGAGGAGGTAAAATCTTTTTTAAAAATTCATTCCCTTAGTGCTGTGGGATATGAAGAATATCAAAATTTTATGTTTAGTAATCCTGAAGTTTAATTAATTACAACGAGGTTTTTATGAAACTAACAGAAGTAAAAGCGGCTGCAAAGGCTGCAGGATATCAGGTAAGTTCCGGTACTGACGTTCTTCCTGAAGATTATCCTTTTTTAAGAGCTTATCTTAATATTGATAAAAATATTCCTTTTCCTCAATTTGATGATAATTTTTTAACAGAGCATTTACCAGAGGAAGAAAAGGAAGATCCTCCTAAAGAACCTGAACCCACTACTCCTCCAGAAGGGGAAGATGAGGGAGACGGCGAAGAAGATCAAGAAAACTAATAAAATAACCTCTGACATATTTCAGAGGTTTTTAATGAAGGAAAATAAAATGGCCATATTAATTGGTAATGGTATGTACCATGTAAGGCATAGGGGGGCTTCCGGTCCTTTAGGTCTTTCCTATCCTCAGGTTTCTGAGCCTTTGAGTTATTGTCAAGTTGTCGGAGAAAAAGCAGGAGACATTGCTTATATTAAAGCAACAGATTATTTAACCGGTAAGTTTGATCAATGTACCTATGCTCAAGCTGTGGGAGCTTCTGTGACCGTAGAATTTACTCTTCAAAATGAAGCTAGAGCTTCTGATCCGGATGAAGAAGTTCAAAAAACAATTGCTTGGGTTAATAAAACTACTATTAATGAAGGAGCAATTGTTGCTCTAAATCCTATTGCCTGTTGCTGCATGAAAGTTACATTTTCTGCTCCCGGAACTCTATATGTTATAACGAGATAAAAATGTTTGAAATTCGTTCGACTGCTACAGCAGAAACAAGTTTATCAAGAAACTCACAAGAAATTAAATCATTGGATTTATCTTGGTTTCCTTTAGCTGCGGAAGCCTATTGTATTTCTAAAGATTTAAATGATTATTTTTTTGTTTCTACTTTAATTTGTCCTTCCGATCTTCCCAATCGTAATGGAATTGCTTTTCCCTTAGAAGAGTTAATTCGTTTTATGCCTCCTCCTAATAATAGAATGGCTTATAAAGGTTGGGCTGGAGCTCCTGTGTTTTATAACCACAATAATGAAGATCCTACCAAAGCTCATGGTGTGATTTTAGATGTTTCTCTAAGACGTATTGAAGGATACAACGGAAATAGACTTTGTAAAGTAACCGGTATTTTAGCAATTGATAAAACAAAATATCCGGAAATTGCTGAGAAAGTTATGTCGGGAGAAATAAATACTTATTCTATGGGAGCGGAAGCTTATTATTTTACCTGCTCTTATTGTGGTGAAATTTGTGACGATAAACATTGCTGCTCACATATTTCAAGTATTAACGATGTTAATTTTAGAACAGTAAAAGATTATGAAGGAAATACTCATTTAGTATTTTTAAATGCTCATGCGTTATCTCCTATCGAAACTTCTATTGTTCCTGACCCTGCATGGGCTCCTGCACAATCGGATAACATTATTTTATAAAGGATTTAAAAATGTATTTAGATTTAGATTTACGTGCTTTAAATGCTGATATAGAGGCTACAGCTAAACGTTTTGGACTTTCTGTTATTGAAAAATTTCAAATAGATAAAAATAGCGGTGATTGGGGTTGGTTTATTGTAGGGGATGCTTATTGTGAATATCTTTTTGGTATGGGTACTCGCGGTGTCACAGGAGTTAATCCTAGTATAGTAGAACCAGATGGGCTTTATTTTGACAATATTTATGATATTCTTATTAAGCGTTTTACCAATGCGAAAAAATTTACTAAATACCTTGAAAAAGAAATTAAGTTAAGTGATTATATTTTAGAAATTGAAGAATAATTCTAAATCACAACCCTTAATTTAATGATAAGAAAAGTAAAAATTTTTCTATTTCTTTAAGGAATTTTTAAATGAGAAAAAGCAGAAAACAAATTCTGCGAGCTGCACTTACTCATATCAGTAATGAAGAGAAAGTGAAAATCGTAGACTCAGACGTGAAAGTCAAAAATAGTATGCTTCCTTCTGCTATTTCCGCTCCTGAGAAAGACGAGGAACCTTTAAACACTCATTTTTCTGTTGCAGTTAAAGCGGCTATTAAAAACGTTTTAGCAGGTACTGATGGAATTTTCGTGCATAAATCCATTGCGGAAAATGAACAAGGTGATGCTGAAGAAGTGGAACAGGCTGAAGAGGTAGAAATTGCAGAGGATAATACGGAATCCGAAGATAAAGCTCCTGTCGCGGACGATGAAGCTCCTAAGACGGAGGAGGCGGATTTGGATTCTGGAGATAATGCCGAAGTAGATATTGATCTTGAAAGCGGTGTTGATGACGAGGAATTACAGGAAACAGAAGAACCTGTTACTGAGGAAGCCTCTCTTGAAGACAATGCTTTGGAGGATATCGATCCTCAGGTAGCTCCAGAAACTCTTGAAAATGCTCAGGAACCTACTGTTTTGGAAGATGAATCTATTGATATTGTAGATGCTGATAATATGGATGATCAGGCTATCGAAGATATCGAATTTGTAGTTTCCGGCACTTCCTTACACGCTATTAAAGCAAATCGTATTATTGCAACTCTTACAAAGAGAAATGCTATTAAGGCTAAAGTGGCAGATACCTATACTACAGATAATTTCTGTGACGCCGTTCAATTTGAATGCGGTAAGGTAGGTTTGCGTGCCGGCCTTAAATCTTGTGGTTTTACCCTTGCTTCTATTAAGGTAAAAGGAAATACTGCTTTTACTAATAAGGTGGAAGCTAAAACAAAAGAAATCAAGGCTTCCTACGAGGCGGAGAAAAAGAAATCTCTCGAATCTTGGAAACAATGTTTAGCTTTAGCTTGTGAGGGTATTAATCGTAATGCTTTCAAGGGATACAAGAATCCAGTTAGAACGGAATTAGCTGCTTCTTTAAATGCTGCTGGAATTACTAACGCAAACAAAGTAATTCGCTCTGTTTTCGCTTCCAAGGGTTCTGAGCTTATGCAGCAAATTGTTGCTTTGGCAACTAAATTGCAGGCCCAACCGGAAGAAGTTAGAGATAATTTAGCAGAACAGTTGGATATGACTGTAGAGCCCGAACTTGAAGCCGATATGGATTCTGATTTTTTAGGTGATGAAGTTATTGAATCCGCTGAAGAAGAGGAAGATTATGTTCCTAGTTTGGAGGCTTCCCTTTTGAATCCTTTACGTAAAGCTTCCGGTAAACAGGTAAAAGCCTCTAATAATGAACGAGAATTTTTATCAAGTCTCGAAAAAAGTTTTAATCTTTATTAATTAACTCGGAGATACTAATGCTCTATATTGATACACGAATCGTTGACAGTTCCGAGGCTATTTTAGCTGAAGGTGCACAAGTCACTCAAGAAGGTCAGGCGATGGTCGCTGTCCCCGGTAAAGGAATTTCTCCTTCTACTGGTGCGGCAAATGAAATTTTTGCTGGTTTTGCCATGAACCAGCTTTGTGGTATTCCTGTTTTGGAACCTTATGGTATTGCCGTTGAAGAATTTTTGGTAGATTCTTCTGCTAAAGTTACTGTTCAGTTTGCTCCTATTAGCAACTCTGTTGCTTTGATCAATCTGGAAACAGATGCAGCGATTGCTTCCCCCACAGTTACCGGTAAAACTATTGCTGCTACTGCAATGACCGCGGGTATGAAAGTTAAAGTTGTTTATCGATACGCTCTTACTAACATTCAGGCTCGTGCTATGATGGGCGATGCTCAACCGGGTGGCCCTGCAGGTGCTATTGTTGGTCAGTGCGGTCTTGCTAAACGCGGTATTATTTATACAAGCTGTTTTGATACTTCCGTTAATTGGGCTGCTGCTACCGCTATTAAGTTGGCTTCTGGTGGTTTTGTTACCGATCAGTCCGGTAAAGGTACTGCTCTTACCGGTGCTTATGTTGTTAAAGTCCCAACCGCTGAAATTCCATTCCTTGGTATTGAGTTCAGCGCTGCCTAATTTTTGGAGAGAAAATAATGAAATATTCTGTTAAAGCTTCTCGTCAACCGAGTCTGGCAGTTCCCGCCACTCAATTCACATTACCGGGTGAAGCTTCCCCGATGGTTGGTCGCAATGGTGAAATTAACGCTTCCAGCAATCGTGATCTTCTTAAGCGTTCCTGCCAATTTATGATGGCCAATTCCGAAGGTCTTTTGAAACCTGAAGAAGTGGTTGCTCAGAATCAGCGTATGCAGGCCGATGCTAAAATTCATGGTCAGGCTATCAGTGCTGCTTTTAATGATAATGATACCCATCGTATTCTTGGCGAAGTTATGGCAGACTCCCTTTTTAAAACTGCCAATCGTCAAGGCTTTATGCGTAAATTCCTTGCAAATGTGGAAGTTAAACAGGGTGCAATTCCTCGCTTCCCCCTTCGCATGAAGAATGTTACTGCTGTTTGGTCTACTTCTCCGACTCGCATTGCTACTCAAGTTACTCGCGATCCTTGGTTCACTCCCCCGGAATTTCAGATTGTTGCTCGTCCGTTTGTGACCCGCAATGAAATTAATCAGTCCTCTGGTGATGTTCTTCAGGAAAAATTTGTTGAAGCTACTGAAGCCTTGATGGTTAAAGAAGACCGTCATTGGTATAATCAGGTTAACGCCCTTGTTGGTGTCGATAATAAGCTCAATAACTTTGGTACTGGTCTTACTCCGATGGGTATTATGCAGGTTCAATCTCAGGTTACTCGTTGGGGTTTGAAAGCTGCCCACGTTCTTTTGGCTTCCGATCTCTTTATTGATATTGTTGGTAATGCTGAATTTGGTTCCATCATTGATCCGGTTGCACGTCACGAATTATTGTTAACCGGCCAGCTCGGTACAATTTACGGTATGTTGGTTACTTCTGACGCTTATCGCTTCCCTGAACATAAGGTTCTCAATCGTGGTGAGTTCTTCGTTATTTCTGATCCTCTTACTCACGGTGCTTATTCTGATCGTAATGGTATTACCTCTGAACCGATTTCCATCACTACCGAAAATATTCCGGGCCGCGGCTGGGTTATGGAAGAAAGCATGGCTATCGCTGTTTGCAACAGTCTCTCTGTTGCTAAGGGTGTCCGTCTCTAATCTTTTGAAGGGGAAAATTCCCCTTCCTTTACAAGGAATTTATAATGGCAAAATTCGTTTATGCAAAAAGTTTAGACCATGCTCTTCTTGGTCTTTCCTATTTCTACAGTGCTAAGAATGCTAAGAGTCTTTCCGCTGCTAAAAAACTTATCGCTAAAGGCATTAAAGCAATGACTCAGGCTTCTAGTTCTCCTGATGCGATTTCCGGTATTCGTACTTTGGAAGCATGTCTTGCTGCTACTGGTCCTAGTCCAAAAGTTATTCGTGCTAAAAAACTTAAAGCAGAAGATCTTGATGTTGAATTGGATGCTCAAGATGAAGATGAAGAAGATGTAGGTATCGAAGTTGATGAGGTAGAAGAACCCGCCGAAGTTGAAAGTGAAGCTGAAACTGAAACGGAGGAAGTCGATGATATCAACGAAGCTGTTGAAGCTTCTCTTCGCCTTATTCGCGCTAAAGCAAAAGCTAGTCGCGCTATTCGCGCCCGCCGCAATCTCCGTGCAAGTGCTCGTAAATAATTTGTAGTTCTCCTAGCGAAAGTGAGGGTAAGGGTTTTTAAATTCCCTTACCCTTTTTTATTATGAAAAAAGTAGATCGAGTAGAACCCATTGAGGAATTTGTTTTTAAAGGTTTTCAAAATCAATTTCGAAACGTTTTTGAATGTCCTGTGACTATTACTAATTCTTCTGATCCTATTCAAATTATAAAGAGAAAAGAAAAGGAAAGAGGAAAAGAAATATCTTATCCTTATGCTTTTATAAGTGTTGCTAATATTGCCTTTGGAGATAATTTAACCTCTCATAGATTATCAAGAGTCGGAATAACTTCTCCAGTTAAAGGATCTTCTGAAAATCTTGCTAATCGAATACAATGTGTTCCCGTTAATTTTGAAATAAATATTCGTTATTATACGAACTGTTTAATGGGAGCTCCCGGTAGTGTTTTAAATTTTGCTTCTAAATGGATAAGCGCTCAACGCTTAGGAAAATTAAAATATGATATTGTATATTCAGATGTTCCTTTTTCCATAGTACCATTTTTAGAAGAATCTTTAAATATTCCTACCAGAGAAGAAATAACGGATAATGTAGCACATTATGAAGTTGAGGGATCTCTTACTTTAAAAGGTTATATAAGTATTTCTGACACTATGAGTACTCTGCCGGTAAATGTGGAAACAAATTTCTCTGCCACAGTTGGGGATATTTTAGAAGATGGAAGTATTGTTGCCGGACATACTTTTATGGAATTTAAGAAATAATTTTAGAAAAATTTTCAGTATTTTCTAAATTTAATAATAAGAAATTTAAAAAGGAATTACCATGAGTATTGTTATAAATCGTGGGCAAGACGCTTTAAGCGTTGAAATTATTAACGCACAGGGTAAAAAAGATTTTGTTTTTGTACAGGGAAGAGGAAAAGTAACTCTACCTAAGGATTGCAAAGTTTCTAAAAATTACCTTATTCGTAATCCTCAAGTTATTGTGAGATAATATATGCCGATTATTAAGTCTCAACCTTCGGGTGTTTATACCACAGAAATTGACTTATCTCAAGTCATTACTTCTGCATCATCTTCTGTAGCTGCACAAGTTATTGTTTCTCGTCAAGGATCTACCGAACCTAAATTCTTTTCAAACGGAGATGATTATTTAGCGGAATATGGTAATCCGGATGCTCAAATTTCCTTCGATACCTATTGTGGATTAGATTATTTTAGAGAAGGTAATCAGTTATGGGCCGTGCGTGTAGCTGGAGAAGGTGCTTTAACATCTTGTGTTGCTCTTTGCATGGACAAAAGCAGAGCAGTTTCCTTAGTACCTGTTGAACAAGGTATTGCCGATCCAAATAATATTGATTGGGAAATGCTTTTAGGAAGTGATACCTTGACTCCTGTAGCTTTATTTTATCCAAATAAAGGACCGGGGTCTTACGGAGATCGTTTAGCTATCGGCATCCAATCTGCAAATGCTTCTCCTTTTAAACCGGAAGATCTTTCTGCAGATACTACCAATGAAGGGTATTTACCTGCTGGTACCTATCAATATCAGGTTTCGAAAGTTTTACAGGGTGGCGGAGAAACTTTAGTTTCTAATCCAATTGAAGTTGTAATAGCTTCTAGTGATCAAACTAATTCTGTTACTTTATCTTTTGAGCAAGATCCTCTTGCAATTGGTTATAAGGTTTATGGAAGAACAAAAGAAGCCCTTGGGCTTTTAGCAACTCTAGGCTCTGCTGAAACTACTTTCATCGATGATGGTACCTTAGAACCGGACACTTCTGCTAAGCCTATTACTAATCCAAATAATGTTATTCCTGCTTCTAATGAATTTACGGTAAGAATTTTTGATTTGGATTATAATACTTCTACCCCGGTTGAAGAATTTGTATGTACTTTGCAAGAAGCCGTAGATTCTTCCGGTATTGCTTCTGAGTTAACTTCTCGTATCAATCCTTATTCCAAATATATTAAAGCTGCATCTAATGTTGTAAGTTTAGATGTTATTCCTGAAATAACTAATTTAGCTCGTACTGCCATGGCCGGCGGTGATTCCGGAGCTGCTCCTACTGCATATGATGTAGCTAGAATGTGGTCTACCTTTGAAAATCGCCAACTTTACTCTATTAATATATTAATTAATGGTGGTAAAGCAAATCCTATTGTTCAGAAAGCTATGATTGAATTAGCTGAAAAACGGGGGGATTGCGTTGCAATGTTAGATGTTCCTTCTGCATCTCAAGAAGCTCAAGCTGCAGTCGATTATCGTAATTTGGAATTAAATGCCAACACTTCTTATGCAGGTCTTTTCTGCCCTGATGTTTTAGAAGCGGATGTTATTAATGGTAAACAGCAATACGTTCCTTTCAGTGGTTGGGCGGCTGCTTTGTGTGCAAGAACAGATAATGTAGCAAACGCTTCTTATTCTATTGCCGGTTTAAATCGTGGTTTATTAAATGTTTTGAAAACAAGATATACCTATGATGATGGCAAGGCTAGCTTGTTATTTGCGGCTCAGGTTAATTATACACGTACCTTTGTAGGTGCCGGTATTGCTTTATGGGAACAAAAGACTCTTCAAACTAAAGACTCTGCATTATCTTGGATTTCTGTTCGTCGTATTATAAATGTCATTAAAACAGCTTTACAGGATTATTTGATTTATCAGGTACAAGAACCAAACGACGATTATACTGCAAGAGCTATTGAGTCTTCTGTAAGTGATTACCTTAGTAATATGCAGGCTGCAAGAGCGATTTCAGGATTTACTGTTTCTACTAAAACTTCTGCCGCTGAAATTAATTCCGGTATCAGAAATGTTATTGTAGTAATTATTCCTATGATTCCTATTTCTCAGATTCAACTACAAGTGGTTATTTCTAAACAAGGTGTTGATTTCTCAGAAGTACTTTCTCAGGTAGGCGGTTAATAGAAAATTTAATGTTATACATTTAAAAAGGGCCGACCTATGGCAAGAACTTCATTACAAGATGTTGCAGGATTACGAGATCCTGCACAAACATGGAATTTTGATTTATTTTTTGATAGACTTCCTAGCGGAGTTTCCGGCAATTTAAGAGATTTAACTTTTCGAGTTAAAACTACTCAGTTTCCGGGAGCAAATTTAGATGCGGTAGAAGTCGAATTGCACGGGGTTAAATTAGTATTTGCAGGACGAGCTACCTATGATCATGAATTTACTGTGACTTTCTATGAAGGTGTAGATTGGTCTGTGCGTAATGCTTTTTATTCTTGGCGAGAACTTATGCGTTCTTGGCAAAATAATTCAGGTAGTACTTCTGATCTTTATAAATCCTCTTGCACTCTTAGTTTATATGATGATTTTCCTAACGAAAGTAAAACCATCAAATTAGCAGGTGTTTGGCCAAAAACAATTGACTCTGTAGATCTCGATGGTGGTGAAAGTGCAGCCGTTATGATGTCAGTTACTTTTAGTTTTGATTATATTGAGGAATAACAAATATGAAATCTTATGATTTAAGAAGCCTCGTAAACACGGTAGCAATCACTGATTATACGATGGTTTCTCCTTCTTTAGCCCGTGTAATAATTTCTTATACAGGTTCTCCTGATAAAAGTTTTATTAACAATACTCTTGTTAAAAAATTTAAAGGATTAGCTGCTCCTGTAGAAGCTTCTTTCCGCTCTTTAGATAGTAATTCTGCGGTTGGTTACGTTCATTTAAATCGTGAAGTTCGTGCAACTAATGAAAAACAAATTCGAGCTGGTTATAAAGTTCTTTCAAAGAATATTTTGATGTCTAACGAGGATGATTCTTTGTGGGAAGTTAAAAAAGGAGCGGGTAGTATTTATTTAGCCCGTCACGGGGAAGAAGATTTATCTTCCATTGTTCAATCTACTCTTTCTCATAATTCTACTGCTCCTCGTTTTGGATTGGTCGCTTCTGTAATGCCTCAACCTAAAGAGTTAGCAGCCTATGTTACTAACACAGGTGACATGGATTATGGTTTTGTAACAAAAGTAGGGACTAAAAAAGTGGCTATTGTTTCTAGGGCTACCGGTAAACCGGTTATTATGAACTCGGATCGAATTGTTGCTTCCTATGAAGCGGAAATTCCTGCAATTATGGATAAGAAAATTCGTAAAAAATTAATTGCAGAAACTACGGACGAAGCTAAAGCTACGATGGAAGATTATTATCGGGAGCTTTATGGTTATGATCCTAATTACATGAATGAAGTAATTAAGTCTATTGAAGAAATGTCTTTTATTTAAGGAATTTTAAATATGGGTTATATATATATGCTAAGGAAAGATTAGAAGCTCTCAAAGATGTCAACCAGCTTTCAGATAGTATGTTACATAAGATCGCTCACGATAAGACCGATCCGCGTAATAAACAAGCTATTCAAATTCTTTATAAGAAAGCCGGCAAGTCTATGGAAAATGGTGATAAGAAAAAAGCCATGCAATATTTGGATAAGGTAAATTATCGTCCAAAAAGTATGGACTTGGCTACTCTTACTGATAAATATCATGAAGCCAGAAATAAATTTTTAGAAACTAGAGATTACAAGTACAAAAAACTTGCCGACAAAATAGCTCAACAAATTAAGAAAAACTCTTAGGAAATATTTATGTTGATTATTGCAGATGTGATGGAGGCCAGTCATTTTCGGGGATTGGTTCAGGCTCTGAAAATGAAAGGTTCTTTTACAAAGAATAGTGCTTTCATGTCAAAATTAGTCTATGATCCGGAAGGATATAAACAACAAGCCATAGATTATCTTCAAAATTTACCTCAATTAGGATTTAAAGTGATTAAAGAAGTTGATCGTAGTATGTCCGGTTTATATGTTTCCAGTACTTATTTGCAAGATGCTGACGAAGATAATTTAGTAATTGTTACAGTCTCTGCTTCTAAAAGTCCCGCGGTTACAAGCGTCTCTGTTTTAAGTCTTGCTATGTAATTCTTTTTAAAAATCTCCTATAATATTCTTATAGGAGATTTTTTGTATAGGAAGAAAATGGTTGAAATTAAAGCGAAACAACGATTATATTCCGCAGAGTTATTACCCGAGGTTGACACCCAAGATTTAACTTCTAAATGGAATGAAACTTTTTTAGATAAGCAAACTTATCAAAATTATAAAAATTGTGCTACTGATAAGGTATTGACAGTTAATGGAAATGATATTTATCTAGTAAAAGAAGGGAACTATTATGTTTATTATTCTCTCGATTTTACTGAACCTTATTTGAATTTTTATTCGAAGGTAGGTATTGTAAAAGACCGTCGTAAGTTATTTATTTCCGGAGCTGGAAGATATCAATCTGCTGTTTGGCGTCGCCTTGATTGGAGAAATAGAGGTGAAAATTTTGTTCCTAAGTTTTTATATGCTTTATCTCAATTCAACAATATCAAAGTATTAGTAACCGATATGTTACAAACTAAGTATGGTATGGATATGTGGATCAAGTTTTTAAGTTATGCTCTTTCAAAAGGACTTGATTGTTATTATGGGCTTTCAAGTCCTTCTGATAAGAAATGTGTTATTAAGATAGAAACTCAGCACGATATTTTTAGTTTTTATAATAGAAAGATAGTGCATCAGGGCCCTGCATATTCTTATCGTTGTGCTTTTGTTTTGCATAAGGGACAATCCCTAGATCAAATTATTTTTCCTGAGATTCCGGTTTTAACCGTTAAAGAAGCACTAGAGAAAAATCTTTTTAGAAGACCTAGAAGATTAAGAGAACATGAAATTGAGCAACGGAATAGTGAGTATGATAAATAATTGATAAATAAAAGGCTCCTTGATTGGAGCCTTTTATTTTACCTATGTATCGCTTTTTTGATTCTTTGTTCTTTTTCGTAATCCTCTCTACACTCAGGAGAGCAAAATAATTGCTTTTTGATTTTGCATTTGTTTCCACAATATAAGCAATATCCTGTACGTTCAATTTCTTCTTGGGAAGCTTTTTTTGTTTCCGATATTTCAGAATTTAAAATAAGCTCTGCCTGCAGATTAGCTCTATCAATATCGTCCATGAGATTATCCTAATAGTTCTTTTGCTTTATTCCAATATATTAGTCTATTATTTGCACTAGAAGCGCTACCATTTATTTTTTTAGTAATTTCTATAATATTATTCTCATATTGAGATAAATTATTATAATTCCAGAACCATAAAGCAGTATCAAATGCATAAAAACATTCTTCCACTAATTCAGGTTCTATCTCTAACCGGTTGTCTTGGTATAAAGACATAGAAGCGTTTAAATAATTATTTTTAAAAGTGAGGTGAAAAGCTCCTCTTCCTCTATAACGAAATCCATCTCCGCTTTCTTCTGATCCGTTACCTCCTCGATTAGCGTAAACAAAATTAGCTAATTTTTGGGGATTCTTAATATAAAGATTAGCATTTCTTTTTCCTGAAATCGGAGTTCCTACATAAAACCTAGAAGGCCAAACGCTTTTAATTCTTTCCGCTGAAGTATAATATAAATTTTCTACAAATTTACAATAACATTGTGTTTCAAAAGCACTTTGAGCTACAAACATTAAAAAACTATTTTTTGATAGTTTTTGATTAATATTATTTAAAGTTTGTGTTAATTGAGGTATAGAATAAAAGGGTTCTCCCTTTAAACCTATTGCTCGAAGATAATTATATAAACTATTTTCTGTCATCATTTATTACTGTAGTAATTCTGTTATGTTCATTTTCTTCTTCGTTTTTATCTTTGACCTGAATAACCCCTATAATGATGGATACCATCATTTGTTTTAGGGGATTAGGGCGGGAAATCATTTTTCCTTTAATGATGTAAATACCTTTTGGTAGTCTTGGAATGGTTACTCTTTCTTGACGAATACTGGAATTGTTTTCCGTATCTAAATTTACTTTAGCGTATTCATGTACGGTTTCTCCTTTTCTATTTTCTATCCATTGATAATATTCGGCTTTTCCTGTACCTGTTATCAAAATATTAGGGTGATAAATATCTCCTTCTGAAGACACTACATGTGGCTTTACACTAGAGTTTGTAATAGAATAGAAGAATTGGGGTTGTGCTAGCCAAAAAGTGCATATTCCTATCATAAAGGCTATAACAAAGAGGCAAAGTAAACCCCAAATACCATTAACAACTAACAGGGTTTTTCTATAATTAGCTTTAAATGTGGGAGAGAACATTATGTTTTCCTTATTTATCATTATCTAAAGGTAATTTTTGAGAAGTTTTAGGGACTTTAGCTAGCATTAGAATAGTTCCTCTGATAACTGTTTCTATTTCTTCCCATGCCCGTGCACCCATAGTACCGGCAATAGCAATAGCTACAGCGTTAAGAGGAATTTTTACTTCGTAATTTTCACAAATCCAAAAGGCCATTAGTCCTGAAAAACCTCCGGTTAAAATATCTCTAAGCAATAATAACAGTGAAAATTGCTTTGTAATAGCAGTATAGTTTATATTTTTAACCATCCCTGCCGCAGAGGCTAGTCCTATCACCCATATATAGGTTTCAATAGGATAACCGAAGGGTGTTCCAAAATCCATTTTTTATTTCCTAATATAATTATGTCTACGGTTTTCGTTATTGATGGTAATTGGTATCTTCATAGATGTTTTTTTACAGTGAAAACAAATTATGATTTTTCACAAAAACTTTGTTTTTCCTTTCTTTCCTTAGCCTGCAAAGATGCTTTAGCGGTTAAAGCTTCTCATCTTTTAATAGCTTTTGATGGACCTCATGTGTTTCGTTACAAAAAAGATCCTTTATATAAAGCTAACAGATCAGAGCATTCTTCCGTTAATTCAATGGGAATTTCTTCTTCCGAAATTTATAAATATTTACCGGATCTTTTTTGTTTGCTTACGGAATTAGGTATTTGTTACTGTCAACCGGAAATTTTTGAAGCCGATGATGTAGCGTGTTCTGCTGCCTATAAATATTCAAAAGTAATTGTTGGGACTAAGGATAAAGATTCTTTCCAATATCTTTCTGATAAAGTTTCTCTTTATGATTCTTCTTTTAAAAAAGGGGGTAAACCCTTCCCTCGGTTTATAACTTATAAAGATGCGGAAAAATTAAAAGGAATTTCTATTTCTAAAATGGTAAAATATCAAACTTTGGTAGGGGATAAAATTGATAATATTCCTTCGATTTTATCCCCTACCAAAACTAAAAACCTCTTAAATAAATATGGTTCTATTAAAAATATTTTAAAAGAATGTCCAGATCAAAAGGTTATATCTTCTTTAAAAACTAACATACCTAGATTACTTTTAAATAAAGAGTTAGTTACTTTAAGAAAGGATGTTCCTTTACCCGAACTTTCTTCTCTTAAGTTGGAAAAGAAAATTCTAGATGTTTTTCTAAAATCTCGTTTGCCAAAATCTTATTTTGATTATTTGGATTTTATTTATCCAAATACTCCTTCTTTATTTGGGTAAAAGTATTTCCACGTATAACTTGCTCCGCACCAAGAATACATTAAATAAAAAATTAAATTTAAAATTAATGATATTCCTAATAAGAAAACAATTGTTGAAAATACCGATATTAGAATAATTCCAATAAGCAAAAGAGAGGTCATTACGATATGGACAATCATTTTAAAAAGTTCCGCCATCAATAAAGGTTAAAGGATGTGATTTTCCGGATTCATCCATGTAAATAAGCCCTTTTTGGAATTTATTGTTTTCCATAGGTTTATCTACTTTATAATTGCTTTTGATGTCTTTAAATTTTAACCAACGGCTATTTAAAGAAACAATTAAATCACCTATATGAAGATCGGATAAATCGTCCAAAGTACTTTCAAAATCTTTAGTGATTTCTAAAACAAAACCGGAAGCATCCTGAACGGTATAACTTATTTCTTCAACCTCTTCTCCGTCTTCGTTTAATGAAGTTTCTCTTTCCGGAATAGAAATTCTACCATTATCCAATAAAGTATATTCACTATCTCCGTTAACTTCATTATTTTGAGGATCATAGGTTCCTATATAATAAAAGGTGCCTAACGGAAGCTGCCTCATTTCTATGCGGGCATATTTCCAACCAACCTCTTTTTTTTCTTCTGGAGTAAGATCTTCCTCTTCGTTTTCAGTAAGGCCGGGAAAACCTCCTTCAGTATTTATGTATCCTCTAAGAATATTAAAGAGATCATCCCCATTGAAGACAACATCCCCGGTTTTTCCAAGTACGCTGGTAACATTTGCCGATAAAATTCCGGTATCTTCAGTGATAGAAAGACCGTTTCCTACACGTATAGCTCCCAAGAACTGAGAGGTTGCTATTGGTAAGGTACTACCGGTTAATACCATAGTCCACGGAGTCCATGAAGTTCCGTTAAAACTTCTAATATAACCAACGTCTGAGGAAGTTATCCTTTGAATAACTTCTCCTCCAATTTGATTACGATACATTGGAACAACTTCCAAGGTAAAATAATTATTTGTAATTGGAGTATTAAAAATTAATGGAGCTGTTTCTTTAGGAGCATAAAAAAGACCAGCAGAAGTAAAATTATTCAAATCATTATTTACTTCCAATAAAATAGGGTTAATAAGACCTACTATTTCTTCATTAAAGTTGATTTGAATATTATTATTTTCGTCAGGTGCTTTTCCATTAATAGTGGCTATAGGATTTATTTTTAAATCGACGAGACCAGAAGCATCTATAGTTACAACACTTCCTTCTTTTGGTCTAACTCCACCTAAAGTGCTGAAAGTAGCAACAGGTAATGTATATTTATTATATAGATCCTCGTAATTATTAGTTTCTGCAACTTTTGCCATCCAAGGAAAATCTTTTCTTACAAGATTTACTTCTCCAGTATGGCCATTTACAGAAACTACAGGAAAATCTACATCTACTACTCCTTGAGGGTTAATAGAAAGACCTTCTCCCGGAATAATGGCGCCTAAGCTATCTTTAGTAGCTATAGGAAAAATAGTATCTGCTATGGATAAAGAAGTACGTCCAAAAATGGCAAAAGTATCCCCTTCATACGGGGGTCTTGCGATAGGAGTTGCAAAACTAACCGTAGCCTTATTTTCAGAAATAACTGTAGATTTAATATTGCGGCAACAACTAAACAAAGGCCCCGAAGTAAATTCTAGGATTAACTCCCCAAAATATCGGGGAATAATGTCGTTTAGTTGTTCTAAAGTAAATTCTGAAACATCAAAAACAATAGCAGTTGGTTGAGCTTCTAATATTTTAAGGTTAAAAGCGGTATTTTTGAGTTGATAAACATCAAAATTCCATAATCCCTGACGAGTAGTATAAGCTAAAATAGCTGAAGTATTTGTGCTTTCTTTACTCGGAGGACAAACTACATACATATTGGAAGTAGTTTGAGAAACCGGATATAATAAATCTATTGAATCAACTATAGGAACCGATAAAGGATTAGAAGAAGCTAAGTCATCTGTCCACATTACGAAATTACCATCTACCATAGAAAGAAATATTTCTATTACGATGGAATTTCCTATGTCTCGAGATTCATATTTTTCTTTAATGATGGGATTGGAAGCTACACAAATAGCTACACATTTATTAGAATCATCAAAAAGAGAAATTTCTCCAAAAGAGAAGCTTTCGACTTCATAATCTAAGGCAATTCTATATTTGACAGTATTTCCATTGATAGGAACATATTCCGTTGGAGTACCCTCATATTGTAAATTACCTAATATATCGGTAGCATCGAGTTTTGGAGCATATCCAAAACTTGAACCTAATTTATACTTTGTTAATTCAAAAGGTAATGAGGTTTCCTTAAGTCGAGAAACCCCATAATCTGTAATTTGAACAATCATAATTTTTCCCTATTTTGTATTAAATTTATCATGAATGTAGAGGAGTTTAAGACTTTTCTTTATAAGCAAGGGCAAAAGCTATTTAGAGGTTATGAATTTTCTTATCCTAATAAAAGTAGGATTTTAGAATTACATCCTTCTGAGCTTCCCTTTTGTGGTTATCGTTTTATGCTCACTTGGCTTCAATACCAAGGAAATATTCCTTGCAATTTTGCCAGTGCTTTAACTCTTAGCACCGGTACCTTATTTCATGAAATAATTGAACGATATATGGCAGAGAATTGCGAATATCTTTTTGGTAATTGGAAATGTAAAAATTGTGATAAAGAATTTTTCTTACAAATCAAGCCTGAATGTTGCGGAGAGTTGGAATATTTAGAAATACCTATTAATTATAAAAATATCGTTGGTCATATAGACACTGTTTTAAAAGTAAAAGACAAATACTGGATAGTAGATTATAAAACAACTTCCAAAGAAAAGCTACCAGATAAGGCTAAAGACCCCGGAATGCAGTACAAAATGCAAATATTAACCTACGCCTATTGCTTGGAAAAACAGTATAATATACCTGTAGAAGGTGTTTCTCTTTTCTTCTTCGCTAAAGAATCTCCTAGTATTGAAAATGTTGCTATCTATGCTAGGGAGTTTTCTGATAAAGATAGAAAGAAAATAAGGAAATGTTTGTTAAAGTTTTTAAAAATGAAAGAAAAGGTTTTAAATGTAAAAACTTATGAAGAGTTTTTAGCTCTTAATTTGCCTAAATGCTCTAATCCTTATTGTTCTGTTTGCAGAGAAGATAAGAGTTTAGAAGGTTGGTGGAATGAAAAATATCTTCCTATTTCGGAGAAAATATGAGTACCTCAATTACTGTTTCAAAAACTATTCAAGTCAAACAATTCGAGCCTTTAACGGTTACTATTACAAGAACTCTCGATGATAGTAATGATACTTTAGAGAACAGAAAAAAGCTTTATAGTACGGTAGGGGCGCAGGTTAAAAAAGTTCTTGATTTAGAAACTAGAAGATACGGGGAGAAATAAATGCCAGCATGGTTAGTTTGGTATAGTGGAACGTATATTCAAATAAAAATGTTTTTGGGTATTTTAGCGGGTATATCAATTATGTATACATTAATGAATGTTAGTAGTGTTGATAAACGTATTTCTAAGGGTACTATTCTCCTGTATGTCATGGTGTGTATTGCTCTTTCTGGTTTAGCTTTTCTTTTACCAGATGGTAGAACAGCGATTTCTATGTATGACGCTTTTTAGAAAAATATATGCAACTTACTGATGCCACTTTTGAAGACGTTATAGGTAAGTACCGTATTAGAGTAGCTTACGGAAACTTTAAAAATGATTACATGGGATGTTGGTCTCAATCATTTGTCGGATATTATTGTAATGCCGATGAACCTCATGAGGATGAAAGATATGACTATCCTTTCATCCGTTTTACCCATTCTACTTCTTATTCAGATAACAATGATCCTATTCCTATAACCGAAGAACAAGCTTATAAGGATATTCAAAATATTTATCATGAACTTACTCTTACAAAAGAGGAAGCAGAAGAAAGACAAAGAATTTCTAATGAGATTAAAGAGCGTGTTAGAAACGAAATAAGGAAATAAAATGAGTGATACTGCATTACATACAAAATATAGACCGACTTCCTTAGATAAACTTATTGGTCATGAAGAAGCCGTTACTCGAATGAAAGGGATGATTAGCTCAGGTAAAATCCCTTCTGCTATTCTTATCACAGGCCCTACTTCTGTTGGTAAGACGACAATTGCTAGAGCATTTGTTTCTGATTTAAACGGATCTCCTGATTTTATTAAATCTCCTGATTATAGAGAAATCAATGTAGCAGATCAAAGAAGTATTGATGATATTCGAGATTTAGTAAGACTTTCAAAGTTGCGTCCAATGGTTGGTAAGAAAAAAGTTTTTTTATTGGACGAGTGTCAGGCTTTAGTTTCTTCTCCTGCCGCGGCTGCGTGTATTGAAAGTGATACCCTTATACTAACCAATAAAGGAAAAATTCCAGCTCAAGAATTACATGCAAGGATATCTCAAGGAGAACAATTTAAAGTATTATCTTTTAATCACAAAACAGGAAAGAAAGAATGGAAAGAGATTCTTGCTTCCCGTGAAACCTTATCCTCTAAAGATACTGTAGAATTTTCTAATGGAGCTAAAGTTACTCAAGACCATTTAGTTTGGGATAAAAATTCACGGGAATATAAGGAAGCACAAGATTTTAATTCTGATACTTTAAATTTAGAAACAACGGAAGGGTAGATCCCATAACACCAGAAAAAAGTTTTCCTTCTAAGTAATCGTGTTCCCATACGTATACTATGTTATAACGTTTACTTAGGATACCGAGACGGGAGAAAGTTTGGGAATACTTTTCTCCCTCTCCATTGTAATCGTGCCAGTAGTCACCTAAAAATTCAAAGATCGTGTTCGAGTCTTTATGAAATCCGTCGAGTTTATAAACTTTGTCGTTTATTTTCGTTGTTCTTTCTCGACTATAGTATCCTTGTATAGTTATACCCAATATTTTTTGTAATTCACCTAACCATTGATTACACCTAGTATCTGAATAAGTTCTATCTTTAATGGGTTGACAATTAGGGCATCTATAATTATTTTTCTTTAAAGCAGGCCTAGTAGTAACTTGCTTTTTCCCGCAGCATTTACACCTTGTTAAAACTCCATATTTTCTAGCATCTGAAAGTTGTTTTTCCTTTGGTAATAAATACTGACTATCTAATATTTCTAAAATAGAGGTTTTAGGTATTTTTAAAGGTTTAATGAGAGAATTAGATATATTTTTGCCTATGACTTCTTTTTTACATTCATCACATGGGTATTTAGCCTGCATGTATTTTGTAAAATCTCTATTAAATATTTTATTATGTTTAATGCATTTGTATTGCAAAATATTATTTTTTATATTTAAAATTTTAATATTTTTAAATGGCTTTGCTT